TGCGAGCGTCCCTGGTTATCGCTTACATCCTCTTTGTGATGTGGTGGTATCGTGAGGACGATCCAGCAATCAGTCGCCGACGAACTCGCTTCCTTCTCTTGGGGTTGCGCAGCTACATCCTCATCGGGAAGGTCGTGTTTCCCACAGATGCTGATGTATGCTCTGGCGGTTATGAAACTGCCGACAAGAACTCATTGACAAACTTCATCGCAATCCTCGATGCGTTCATTGCCTTGCTGGAAAAGTACGACCTTCCAGCTCTTGAGCGCCGTCTGCGCGCGCTCATTTATGGCGATGACGATTGTGTTGTCCCACCACTCAAGAACTTCCCAATCATCGAATTGGTGGACTATCTCGTTGAAACTTATGGTTTTGAGATCACTGCTGCAAGCAAAGCTGGTGAAATCGTTGCCATGAGTGTGATGGAGATGGACTACCTTTCCCGGACGTTCCGATATGAGTCGGGCATCATGCACATGCCAGCAAAAGTTGCGCGAGTTATCGCCACACTCATGTGGATGCCAGCAAACAAGAAGGGCAAGCTCACTTTTCAACCAGTGGAAGTGCTTGCCACAATTCGCAATGTGCTCGTTGAACTCACGCACCATCCGCGTGATGTCTTCACATATTGGCGAGACGTCATCATTTCTGACAATTGGATTCGTGGTTTGGGCATCGTACACGAGATCTGGACCTACGAGGAAGCTTTGTCAACCCGCCTGAACGTGAAGGTTAACGTTATTGACAGTCAAAGTGACGATTGTCAAGATTGGTATGAAAGCCAAGGTCCCGGAACTGCTTCCCGTTTGGAGCAACCCGTTGTGTCTTCTGCTGACTCAATGAAAACCGTTATGACTGCGAACGCTATCGCCGTCGCCCCCAACCAAGAAATCACTCCACCATCCAGCTCTGCCATGGCTTACAAGAACACGAACCGAGCGGCAATTGCAGCAAATGCGACTTCCATTAAGGAAATCACAAACATGCTGCCCATCGGCACCGTGACTTGGTTTGACCAAGGCTCTGATGCACTGCTTTGGTCAAACACTGACTTGGTCCCCTACATCCTTTCCCTTCCAGACATTCAACGCTTCTTGAAGGGTAGAAGGGGTATCAAGTGGGACAACATCAAGTTGACTCTCATGGTTGCAACCAACATTGGACAATGTGGTGCCGCCTCAATGAGCGTCATCTATGGTGTCAGACAAGCGTGGGAAACTTCCGATGCTTGTGCGTGCCTTGATTCGTACGACTTGTTGTCGACGCAAGACATTCGCGGCTCTGAGATCAACATCCCTTGGAGTTACGAAAGCAAGTTTTACGACCTGAAGAACCCCCCGGCTGTGCCAATTGACGTTTCAATGTACGTCCATCACGCACTTTACTCGTCGACCGGACAACCAGTTTCCCCCATGGTGATCACAATTTATGCATCCCTGGAAGGAGCTGAGATGGTCATCCCTGTCATCGACGAGATGATGCCTGCCCAGCTCACGCGCCATGTTGACTCTTTTGGACGCTTGCGTCACGTCACGCAATGCATGCACCACAATTTCCAGCCCCGTTTCGTTCCTCGCCGCATCGGCTGGCACGAATGGAT